GAAAGGATTAGTTGAAAAAATTGACGAGGAAGACAAGGCAGATTGGTTCGCATTTTTAAAAGAATTGAAAGATTTTGCAGTTACACATCAACTAGGATTTGACGTGCGAGATATAACAAAATCTAACCTAACGAAGCAGGATTATCAAAATCTTGCAGATGCAAACAAAACGGTAAATACTGACGCAATGTCAGAAGAACTATCAAGAATAACTAAACTAGCAGGTGTAAGCGAAGGCCTTACAGGTACGGCAAAACGTTCATACGAGAACCTAGACAAAACAAGATTAATTATTAGACACTCAGGCAAAGTTGATGAAGAAGTACCTGGTGCTAGATCAAGACAGATACAATCACTATACATTGAAAACGAAGACGGTGAAAGATTCAAGTATCCAATAACACACCTAGCAGGTGCGAGAGCGATGACTAGACACGTTGCAAACGGTGGAAGACCACACGATGAGTTTGGTGAACACATTATACAAACTTCAGAAGATATTGCAAAATTAAATTCATTTACAAGATATGTGTCAAATAAAGATCAATTAAATGATAGTGCTGGTGATATTATAGAACAAACAAAATTAAAATTAGAAAATTTAAGATCATACGTAAAAAACTTATCCAAACAATCACACTATGAAACTGCAAGTAAAGATTTCAAAACAGCAGACGACCTAGTACTAGATGACGAGACTGCAAATTCATACAAAGATAAATTTACACTAAAAAATTTAGATTCAAAAGTCGAAGAGGCGCTTCCGTTAATACATAAGATCATGAGCGAGATTCAAGCAACAGAGGAACAACCAGTAGCAGAATTAGATAAAGACGATAAACCTTTGTCAGACAAAGATGCAAAAATTCCGCCACCGGTTGATGCAGGACCAATTGTGCAAAGATACTTGACTGATCCTGAAAACAAACTAGTTCTTAGAAAAGATAACACAGCAGATCAGATGTTGCAGAGAACAAACTTTACAAACAAAAACACAATGTTAAGTTCAATACTTGGAGACATTGCGGCAAGGATGTTAACAAAAACACCGGACGAAGATAGAGTGGCAAACTTTGCTTCTAATGTTGCTGATGAGATATCTCAGGAAGGCGAACCGTTCTTCAAGCCAGACAGCAATTACATAAGAAATAAAAAGATTGCATTCCAACTGGCCAAAAGATACGTGGACGATTACAAAAAAATGAAGAAAGACCCAGACTATGTGTCTCAGGTTAGAATGGATCCTAACGAGTATGAACCTAAAAAAGACAGAACCGGGAAAGCCAAAGAAGAAATTGCTTTTGAAGGTTGGGCAGAGAATGTTTCTGAACAAAAACCATATGTGTCAATGTACAGAGGCGAAGACGGTAAAATGGTATATGATGTTTTAGATAAGGACGGTGAATCCGCTTACAAATCAAACGATTACAACACTGCAACAAAATACATGAACACAAATTTTGATACATTGGCTGGAAGAAAACCTAAGATGGATTCAGAACAACCAACTGAAGAAGGCATGGGCGACAAGATAGCAGACATGGCACAGAGCATGAGCAAAGACGAATTCATGAGCAAGGCAGACGAACTAGGTTTAACTCCAGAAGAAGCCGCAGAACACTACGAGAAGATGCAGGGCGGAGCACACGCTGGCAAATTCGAAGGTAATCAATTTGCACAGGCCGTACAGAAGGCCAAAGCGGCAGGCATGAAAGCAGGTGATAAGTTTAAAGTAGGTGACCAAGAATACACATTGAAAGATGCGATAGAATTAGCAGGCCTACAGTTAGATGAATTCTTTTCAGAAGAAGAAACTGCACAGACAGAACAACCTGAGACAAATGCAGAATTAGAGAGAATCAAATCTCTTTCAAATTACCAATAATATCCGTAGACATTAGATAAATATAGTTGTATATTATAAAAATTGCTTAATATACATTTAGGCACAAACATAGGCAACATAGGAGGCTTACATTATGGCTACATTGGCTGAAATAAGAGCGAAGTTAAAATCTCAAGAAGTGAATCGCTCCACTTCATCAACAGGCGGAGACAACGCCATTTATCCACACTGGAATATACAAGAAGGACAGGAATCTGTTGTAAGATTCTTACCAGATAAAGACGAAAGCAATACTTTTTTCTGGATGGAACGTGCAATGATTAAATTGCCATTCGCTGGAATAAAAGGACAGGCAGATTCGCGGCCTATACAGGTACAAGTTCCTTGTATGGAAATGTATGGAAAAACTTGTCCAGTATTAACAGAAGTCAGACCATGGTTCAAAGATAAGAGCATGGAAGACATGGGTAGAAAATATTGGAAAAAGAAAAGTTATATTTTCCAAGGATTTGTTACACAAAATCCATTAGCAGAAGAGACAACACCCGAGAATCCAATAAGAAGATTTATCATTGGACCTCAAATCTTTAACATCATCAGGGCGGCATTGCTTGATCCAGAAATGGAAGAATTGCCAACTGACAGTGTGAGAGGTGTTGATTTTAGAATAACCAAAACTTCAAAAGGTGGTTATGCTGATTATTCTACATCAAAATGGTCTAGAAGAGAAAGAGCGTTAGATGAGGCAGAAAGAGCCGCAATTGACAAATACGGTTTACACAACTTGTCTGACTTTAGACCAAAAGAACCAACAGATGCTGAAGTAAAAATAATTAAAGAATTATTTGAGCAATCTGTGGAAGGTGAGGCGTATGACCTTGAGAAGTATGGACAATACTATAGACCTGCAGGAGTAAGTGCAAGTCAAATATCTGTTCCAAAATCGAGTCAACCCGCACCAGTACAAAACACTGCGGCTCCGGTAAATGCTGAGGTAAAAGAAACTGCTCCAGCGACCGAGACTGCGACGGAGGCTCCAGCGGCTACTAACAGCACTGACAGTGCCAAAAGAGCAGAAGATATCTTGAAATTGATAAGATCAAGACAAAGCAAATAAAAATAAAATACCAATGACCGTATTGATTGACAGTACGGTCATAAGGTAGTATTATAAGAGACAAATTATGACAAAACCATTTGACGTAACAAAATTTAGAAAGAGTATAACAAAATCAATACAAGGACTTGGCATAGGATTCAGCGATCCTACAGACTGGATCAGCACAGGAAACTTTGCCTTGAACTATCTTATTTCTGGCGACTTCAACAAAGGGGTACCACTAGGAAAAGTATCTGTACTTGCAGGCGAATCAGGAGCAGGCAAGTCTTACATAGCATCAGGTAATATCATTAAGAATGCACAAGAACAAGGCATATTTGTAATCCTAATTGACTCTGAGAACGCACTAGATGAACAATGGTTACAGGCTTTAAATGTTGACACATCAGAAGAAAAACTTCTTAAATTAAGTTTGTCAATGATAGACGACGTCGCAAAAACAGTTTCTGAGTTCATGAAAGGTTATAAAGAACAACACTCTGAGGCAAAAGAAACAGCACCGAAAGTTTTATTTGTAATAGATAGTTTAGGAATGTTGTTGACTCCAACCGATGTTGATCAGTTTGAAAAAGGAGAAATGAAAGGCGATCTGGGTAGAAAGCCTAAGGCACTTACGGCTTTAGTACGAAACTGTGTTAACATGTTTGGTAGTTGGAATGTTGGATTGATTGCTACTAACCACACATACGCTTCGCAAGATATGTTTGATCCTGACGATAAGATATCAGGTGGACAAGGTTTCATTTATGCGAGTTCAATAGTTATTGCGATGAAAAAATTAAAACTTAAAGAAGACGAGGCCGGAAATAAAATATCAGAAGTAAGAGGAATCCGAGCGGCATGTAAGGTTATGAAAACACGTTACGCAAAACCTTTTGAATCCGTTCAAGTAAAAATTCCATATGATACCGGAATGGATCCTTACAGTGGTTTGGTTGATCTTTTTGAGAAAAAAGGTTTGTTAACTAAGGCAGGTAACATGTTACAGTACAAATCTTCTGACAACAAAGTAATTAAAGAGTTCCGAAAAAACTGGACTGGTGATAAATTAGATGTAGTTATGAAAGATTTTCATAACATAACAAACCAAGACCAGGAGAATACCGATGACGGAGGAACAGATGACGCCTGAACAAATTGAAGAAATTTGGATATCAGTTGCTTCATACCTACCCGAGAGAGTAAAACTTGATTGTGCTATTGACTACGTCAAGACGCTTATTGACGGTGGAGTAGATCCGGAAATACTGAAACAAAGCGGCGAGTATGATGAAAAACTACAAACAGCCATCGATACCGTTTTGGACGAAGATGAATCGGAAGGTGAACTAGAATCGTGGGACGAGTAAATGTCTTGGTATACCGACGTAAGTAGGGACATCTCAAAGATACCAGACTGCATTAATTTTTATTACAAAGAGTTAGAGTCTGCCAAAAAGGAAGTAAAGATATTTGGCAACATAGAAAAATCTTCTGCGTCTATGCCAGGATTGGTTGAACATAGATTCAATCAGTTGCAGGAAATAGAGGCAATATTAGAATATCTCAACATAGAAAAAAGACAACTTCGATCAAAGACTTTCAAAAAATATTTAGAAAATTATCAAAGAGCATTATCATCTCGAGACGTTGAAAAATACGTAGACGGTGAACCAGACGTGGTTGATATGGAAAAAATTGTTAACGAGTTTGCCTTGCTGAGAAACAAATGGTTAGGCATTATAAAGGGACTAGATCAAAAGCAGTGGCAAATCACGAACATTGTGAAACTACGGGTAGCCGGTATGGAAGATGCAAACATCAAATAAAATCATACTAACCGACGTCGACGGAGTATTGTTAGAATGGGAACATCATTTTACAAAATGGATGTTACAAAGATCATATTATCATCAAACCACAGGCACAAAAATTTATCCTTACAGACTACTGCCTAACACACAAAATACTTACGAGATGGCAGAAAGATTTGGATTAACCAAAGACGAAATTAGGAAAGAGATACGTGAATTCAACAAGAGTGCATGGATGTATACGCAAGAACCAATGCGAGATTCAGTACAGTGGGTCAAATTGATACACGCAGAAGGCTGGACTTTTATTCCAATAACAAGTCAAACATCTGATCTGCCAGCACAACAAATAAGGAAAAAAAGGTTAGCAGAAATTTACGGCGAAGATGTTTTCAGGAACTATCACATACTTGACACAGGAGCCGATAAAAATAATGTGTTAAACGAATTTAGAGACACAGGTTTATGGTGGATTGAGGATAAGCCACACAACGTTGAGGTTGGCCTGGAATGCGGTCTAAGATGTATTATTATAGATCATGAGTATAACAGAGATTTTGCACACCCGGATGTTACCCGTGTAAATACCTGGAGACAGATACATCAGTTAATAAACAAATGAAAATATACGTAGGACACGACAGCAGAGAAGACATAGCGTATCAGGTATGCGAACACAGTATTAAAAGAAGAGATCCCTCCGCAGAGGTGATTCCCCTTAAACAAAATCAAATGCGTGACCAAGGATTATACACAAGACCTGTGGATAAACTTGCTTCAACAGAATTTACTTTCACAAGGTTTTTTGTTCCTTATCTAAATGACTTCAAAGGTTGGGCAGTGTTCTGTGATTGTGATTTTCTTTGGAGAATACCATCACACGAATTAGTAAAATACTGCGACAATTCAAAAGCCGTTGTGTGTGTTCAACATGATTATACACCAAAAGAAACAACCAAGATGGACGGACAGACGCAGACAGTTTATCCAAGAAAAAATTGGTCAAGTATGGTTTTATGGAACTGTGAGCATCCAAAGAACAAAATATTAACACCGGATCTATTGAACAGAGAAGAAGCAAAATACTTACATAGGTTCAGTTGGTTGGAGGACAATGAGATAGGTTCATTGCCGTGTGAATATAATTGGTTAGTCGGTTGGTACACAGAACCAAAAGACGGCACACCAAAAATATTGCATTATACAGAAGGCGGACCGTGGTTCGACGGTTATCGTGATTGTGAATACGGCGACCTTTGGAAGAAAGAACTTATTAATTTGTTTAGCAGTTAATGGACCTAAATGTTTTACAAAACTTAAAGGCAAACAATATCCATTACGATCCTTATCCACACATCTACATTGAAAATGTGTATCCAACAAAGACCTTTGACACCCTATACGAAAATTTTCCTGTAAGTGCTATTAAAGACAACACACAGGCAATACAATCGCACACACATAGATATCTAGCAGACGATGTGCTGAATAAAGACGTGTGCAATACGCCAAATATTTGGAAAGACTTTTTTGAGTTACACACATCGCAAAAATTTTACGAGCAAGTGTTGAATATTTTTAATACTAATTTCAAAAAGTATATAGGAGAAAATGTCAGAGTAAGAGGCACCGAAGGCAATACCAAGATTGTCACCGATACACAATTTGTTGTGCATAGGCCTTACGAATCTACTACACGAACCACACACCTCGATAATCCTTTGGAATTATATGCTGGACTACTTTATTTTCGACAAAGAGATGACAAAACAAAAGGTGGAAACTTTGAAATATTTAAAACCGACGAAATAAAACAAGTTTATGCTAACACCGGAAGAGAAGTACCAGAAAACGTTGAAAAAACTTTGGCAAAAACAATACCTTACAAAGCAAATAGTTTTGTGTTGTTTGTTAATACCAACAAATCAGTACATGGTGTGACACCTAGGGCAAAAACCTTATTTGATAGATTGAGTGTGAATATTATAGCGGAGATTGAACGGAGAAAAGACGCTCCATTGTTTACACTTGAGGAGATTCAAAAATAAGTTCGCTCATTGCTTTTTTACGCACACGATTGATATAAATTTTCCAACCAGCATCTTTAAATCGTTTGCACATAGTTTCCATTTTTTGTAAACCTTCTTGTCTGGTATTGCCTAAATTAAGTTCTATCTCTGTGATCCAATATTTTACGCCGGTATTATTTGTCAGCAATTCATTGCTGAAATCTTCCCATACTCCTTCTATATCTGTTTTTATAATGTCTACATGATCCCAATTAACTTTATTCATACATGATTTTAACGATAAACACTCAACACTTATGTCTTCTCTTTCATGATCTTCCAAATGATTTGAATGTAAAGAATAACTTGCACCCCATACACCTTTCCTTACATAAAACTTTTTTATAGCATCTTCTTTAGCATAAGCAATAGGAAAAAATTGCATTTGTTTTTTTCTCGACCAATCATGACTTTTCCAATGATCTATTGCTACCGGTGACGGATCAAATAATTTTACTTGCATGGCATCATTATCTTCGCACACTAGATTTTCAAATTTTGTATCATTGTTCACCCCAAAACTTAAAAGCCTAGTGGAGTTTTTAACAACATCGTGTGGCAAGTAATAATTCCTATATTGCTTGAAGCCGTGTCCAACACAATAAGTTTGTTCTATCCTACGTAATTCACTTAATATTTGTTCTTTGTTCATAAAGGTTTTTCCAAGCAGTTCCGTTTCTCATTTCTTGTATGTGAAATGATCTATTCGCTAACGAATACAGCCATGGTTCTCTTTCTGTGTATTTAGGTGTTTCGATTTTTGTGAAGTCATGTTCTGAAATAGGTGCTCCGGCGTTTACAATCTTGTCTGTAAAAATTGGCACTCCATTCCTCACGCTGTCAATTACAGTTGTGCTATTATAAGTCACTGTTGCAAAAATATTTTTCCAATCTACTGGTCCTTTATGATCGGTAGGCTTATCAACTTTTATTGTCGCTCCATATTCGTCTTTTTTTATATTTGGATTGTATGGTTTCTCCCTGACTTCTATCTTCCTGTCGGTATTCTCTTTTAGGATTTTTAATGTGTTTTCTAACCAATCATGGGCATTGAAAAAATCCATAATTGCATTTGTTGGGGGCAAAACTAAAATAGTGTCTCCGTCCTTTTTCCATGGAGATAATTCTTTGTAGAAATATTTGTTATATCTATCTGGACTTGTATCGTGCCCTATATAATTGTGTGTATGTGCATTCCATACCAGGCGGAACCAATGAGGGGGTTTATGGCAATTTGCATAATAACTGTGATCCATATATATAAAATCATGTTTTTGTTCTTGGCACCATTTAAAAACGTTTCCGCCGCCTGCTAATATTCCGTACATGATTAAAACTTCTTCTGGTAGATTTTTTTCGTCCATTTTTTTGAAATCGTATATTTTTTTGGCACCTGGACACCCTGATACGATCGCTTGGACATAAGGTTGTGTTCTTGGTTTGGTGGTGTCAATTCCTGCTACGTTCATAATTCCTTGAAACCTTTTTCTCTGTCTAAATATTTGTGTTCGACTTTTGTGGGTTTCAGTTCTTGCAAGACATCTAAAACTTTTTCAGGATCGAACTTACTGCAACTGTAGACATCAAGTTGCACCAATGCTGGGTTTACTTCATCCCATATGTGCAAGGCAATATGGCTAGTTTCTATGATTGCAAACGCAGTCACTCCTTTATTGCCTGGCATTTTACAGTATGTGGCAGTGGGGCCGTACATGGCTTTCATGTCAATTGCTTTGATAATCCTGTTGAGAAACTTTATTGCTTTATTACGATTAGTGATTGGCTGAGAAACTTCTGCTCGGATGATAATATGTTTGTGTTCTAAAATTTTATTCATAGTATTTTAAAATCTTTCAGTATACTTACTGCTTTTCCATTCTCATACTCTTCAGGTGTGAACTGCTGATAACACAGGCCGCGTAGTAATTCTGTTGGATCCTGATACACAGGATTTTCAATTTGCGATAAGTCTGTGTTAGATATTTCCGCGGCAAAACTTTTTTTATGACAGAACACAGGAACTCTCATCATTAATGACTCAACTGCACTGATACTGCAACTGGTGACACAGCAGAAAGCATTTTTTAAATCCTCAGACAACGGCACTTTTGCTTCGCTCGGTCCGGATGTGCCTCTACCTCGTGGTTTGATTCTTACTTTGATAGGCCGATCTGTATATTTTTTAATTTCATTTATTGTGTCATCTAACCATGTGTTATGATCTAGGTATCTATGGATGCCGGCACTACTAGGACAAATTAAAATGTGAGACCTTGACGTGTTAGTATCTTCAAATTTAAGATTAAACTTTTCAAATCTGTCTGCAGGACAACCATTAATAAGTTTTGCATGAATGGTATTTTTACTAAATCTCCAATAATGATTATCCTTCTTTAGATTTTTATTATCGAATCTGCCAAAGTAAGGCGTGTCAGTAAAATAATAATCTTGCTTATTTTGTTCTAATTGATGTATGATGTCGCTGTTTAGATTTACAAGACCCCAAAACATTGCAGGACTTTTTACAAGATTCTCTGTGTTGTTTACAATCTGCGTGGATTCCGGCCATGTTTTTTGTATTCCTTCAAACACAGACCAACATTTACTATTTTGGTTTTCAATAGGAGCGTATATAGACAACATAAAGTAATAATTATATTATTATACAATGCAAGTAAAAAACATTCAAGATATAAAATGGTTCACTGAAAAGTTTGGACAGATTGATAGTGTATGGGAATACAATATTCCTGGTTACGGCACCCATCAAACTTTACCAACTTTTGTTGCTGAATTTGAAAATTGTTTTGTGCATTCAAACCCGGCTTTTGTTGTCACAGCAGAACAAGAAATAATCACTAGTCATGTCGGCCCACTTAACTGGAAAACAAAAAGGAAACCAAAGCATGGATGTTGGACAAACTTTGAACAAGACAAAGTAAATTTGAATGTGCCGCCTGTCACTAAACAATTTAATGAATTTGACACATACGTCTGGTTGCCTTTTGAAACAATCAGTGCAAACAACCCATGGCATGTATGGATAGACATGATAGGAAAATTTAGGTTGCTTGAAAAGAGGTTCAATAAGGCATTTGCAAACTTTGTATTTGTGTTGTCACAACCCAGTAAGTATTTTGAAAAAGTCGCAAAGGAACTTTTTCCAAGCGTACACTTCATGGTGATGCCTCCAAAGACGTGCTGGCGTTTTAAACATTTAATTTGTCCAAGCATGTTGAATTCAAAAGACGGCGTAGTTCTTCCAACCCTTCCACAATGGTTGCATCATAGATTTGCACCAAAATATGATAAGCCAAATAAAAAAGTTTACATAGATAGAAAATATTCGCCAAGCCGTAGACTTACAAACGCCGAAGAGTTAATGATTGCATTGAAAGGATTCGAGGTGCAAAATCTTGAGGACCTAAGCATAAAAGATCAGATGAAGTTATTTGCATCAGCAACCACTGTCGTGTCTACACACGGAGCCGGACTAGTAAATTTGCTGTGGTGCAAGAAAAATACAAAAGTAATTGAAATCACACACGAAGACAGTAATAAAAAAGTTTATCCTGGATTAAGTTTACACCTGCAATTAAAACATAAGGTACTGGTTGGACAAAAAATTCCTATACCAATGGACTCACCGGAGAAAAAGTTACACAGATTAAATGATTACAATGATATTAAATTAGATTCTAAAATTTTACTTTTGAATCTTGAATAAACTTCCCCGGATCTGATCTCATCAACTGTCCACATCATATAACCAAGGCTGTTTAGCCATTCAGTCCTGTCAGGGAATTCAGGATTCTCAATTTTAGTAAGATCTTTGTTTGCTACTGGCCAACAAATTGCAAGATCCGAAGTTACAAAAGTTGGAATACCTCTCACACAACTATCTGTACTTGCAGTAGAATTGTGGGTAACAATAGCATGGCAATTGTCTAAAACTTTTTGAAAATGGAATCTGTAATTCTTTTTTTGATCGCCTACAAAATGCATTTGCGGCATATCTATTTCCACATCTGCAGGAAACCTATCTCTAGCATTGTGTATGGCCTCGGTATTGTTTGGATGTGGGCGGGCAATAAATTTTCTTTTTGTGAGTGGTCTCAATTTTTTATAAACATCTAAAAACCAATCTACAGGATTCAACTCATTCATGGACCAGTTATCTTGTGGCTGTAACACAAACACAATAGGTGCATCTGGATTTGAAGTTTTTTGCCAATCATGTTGATTTATTTTAAAAGTTTGCTTCATTGACTCCCATCTATCACTTGGCACACCATTGGCAAAGAATTCACCATTCCTCATAGGTGTCCACAGGCTAACTCTATATCTGTGCTGTGGATGTCCACTCACATTACCAAATGACGAGCATATCCCACCATCAAATGTTATTACCACAGAACCCTTTTCCTTGGCGTTTTTAACAAGAGTATGTCTTCTACCTTTAGTGTGATGTAATTGTTTGTCTCCACCATAACCAAACATGACACCTATAGGAGCAGTAATTTCCATTTCACCGGCTCTGGTGTCTCCGGTCATGTTTTCGTTTACAATTTCTACTTCGTCGCCTACTGACTTAACTCCTTGTGCGAAATCATATAATAGTTGATAGGAATCGCCTCTTCTACGATCTTTTACAGTTCTGCGAAAAATTTGTACTTTTAATTTTGTCATTAAATATGTATACTTAATTATGAAATCATTATCAGTACTTACAACTTTTCCTCCAAACAGATGGACAGCATACGCTAAAAGAATGATAGAGAGTTTCATCGACAACTGGCCAGAGGACGTTAAGTTGCATGTTTACTACGAACAAACAAAACCAGAGTTAGAAAACGACAAGATAATATATCACAAATTGGAAAACGTTTGTCCAGAACTTGTAAACTTTAAAAACAAACACAAGCACGATCCGGTTGCAAATGGCGAGTTGCAAGAGATACCCGGAGGCGTAAGACGTTTGCCAGGTGCTGGTGACAAGGACAAAGGCAAGGGTTCGTACCTATGGGACGCTGTGAGATTTGCTCACAAAACATTCGCGGTTGATCATGCAATAAAGAACGCAAACACAGATATAGTTTTATGGCTAGATGCTGACACTTATACATTCCGTCCAATTCCAAAAGATTTTGTTTTAGATTTGATGCCTGAAAATAAACTGGTCAATTTTTTAGGCAGGGGAGACAAATATCCCGAATGCGGTTATGTTACATACAACACAAAACATCCAAAAATAAAAGAATTCATGTCCACGTGGACAAACTTATACAACACAGATAAAATTTTTGAAGAACTTGAATGGCACGACAGTTATCTCTTTTGGCAGGTTGTCAAACGGGTCGCACCAAACGACGGTGTGGACATTGGAAAGGGTGCTGGAGCAAAAGGACACCACGTGTTCGTAAACAGCGTCTTGGGACAATACATAGATCACATGAAAGGCAAAAGGAAAATTAAAGGAAAAAGTTCAGCGTCGGATCTGAGAACAGCGCCAAACATCGAATATTGGCAGAACGTTGAAAACTACGATCCATTTGGTGGTATAAAATTTGATCCAAAACAAGCGGAAGATATAATTAGCAAAGTAGAAAAAGGAAATAAAGGAAACTAATGAAAAAAATCACAACAGAATTTGACCAAATACTAGAGGAAAAGTATAGAAAACAACCTCACAAGAATCAGAGACATCACGTAATCTATGAGATTATAAAAAGATTACAACCAAAGACTATTGTGGAAACAGGAGTTTACAAAGGTAAGAATGCGGCCAGCATGATAGGGAACGCCAGCGTGGCCACAGACTCCAACGGTGAGGGAATACAGTATTGGGGATACGATATGTTTGAAGACATAGATGTCGACATGAGCGAAAAAGAATTTCATACCAAGGGGTTGCGTAAACCACAACCCACTTACGATAACGTACAAAAACTGATGTCATCTGCATGTCCTAAAGCAGATATAAATTTGATTAGAGGCAACACAAAAGACACCTTGGCATACACAAAGGCCGAATTCGCATTCATAGATGGCGGACACAGTATCGAAACAATTAAGCATGATTATGAAAAATTAAAAGACTCTTCTGTAATTGTTTTTGATGATTACTACAGGCAGGGAGACACAGGAAAAATGCCAGATGTAAAACAATTTGGTGCAAACTTTCTGCTAGATGAAATTGATCATTTCTGCGTTGAAACCAGAGACGGTGTCTTTGGAGAAGGCAAAATCAATTTAGGAATCATTGTTAATGAAAATAGCCTTATATCCAAAATTTTCCGCTCTTAACGCCAAACCTGTTTTCAATGCTCTCATTGAACATCT